AGGGCCGCACCGCTGGACGACCAGCGTCAGGCCCTTGCTGCCCTGGCCGCGATCCCGGTCCTCCAGCCAGACGCGCCAGCCGTCCCGCTCGCGGTACTCCAGCCGGTCAACCAGGGCCTTGAGCGCTGCCGGGTAGGGCGCGACCTGCGCCATTGACTGTTCCACGTCTCACCGCTCCTCCGGTTGCGCTACTCGGTGCCGGTGCCCCACAGGAACCGCAGCTCCCGTTCGGAATGCTTGCTCGGCACCGGGTGATGCTCCCGGTAGATGGCCTTCAGCTCCTCCTCAGACAGCCGGTGCTGGCGCGGGGGCCGGTCGTACGCCGTTTCCCCGTCTGAGGTCACTGACGGGTGCCCTGAGGCCCGCAGGTTGTCGTACAGGACCGGCGCGTGGGTGGCCACGCCGCCGTCCTCGGCGAGGTCTTCCATCGCCGAGATGACCGCTGGCTCGCCGCCGTCGTCCAGGACGGTGCGGGCGTAGTCCTCAAGGTAGCGGCGGTAGTTGTCCATCAGCGGCTGCGTCAGGTACAGCGCGTGACCGCCCCTGGGATGCCGGAAATCGAGCGAATTGTGCTGTATGGCGGCGTAGATCTGCGAGACCTCGACTTTGCCGGTCAGGTCTCCGTGGCCCACCAGTTCCGACAGCTCGTCCATCCGGTCGGCGAAGCTGGCCACTACTGCCAGCCGTCCCGCAGCAGCGACCCTGGAGCGCCGGCTGCCGTGATACCGCCGCGACCGTCCCGCTCAACTCCCGAGTCCTCAAGCCGGAACGTCCGCGGAATCGTGTTGATCACGTGGCCGGGCGACTCTACCGGGTCGTTCGGCGCCACGGGCGCCACCTCGATGTTGCCGTTGACGATGTCCTTGAGGGTCGCCATCGCGTCGGTGTAGCCGAGCATGACCGGGTCGTACTGGTCGAGGCTCTTGCCCTTGCGGTAGGTCAGCGTCGCGTAGAACACCGCGAGCTGCACCGTGATCCCGGCCACCAGGTCCGGTATCACCGCTACCGGGTCGTTCGCGTCGACGGTGTAGGAGGTCCCGGTGTAGGCGCTGACTTTCGTCGACGCCCGGCCGATGGCCTCGCTGAGCTGGAAGTCCTCCAGTTGCGCGCAGGTCCCGGTGCCCGCGTCGGTGCCGGACACCGCGTCGCGGATGTCGGAAGGCTGGCAGTACATGGCGGTCACGGGCCGCACCCCCCCGGCAGGAACTACGCTGCGACGATGACTGCGGGAGACGAGCGCGGCTGGTGGGATGTCCCTCCGCTGGCGATGTGGAGATGCCCGGAGTGCCGGGAACTCAGCCCGCCAGCCGAGTGGCCGGAACGCGAGCCGTCCTGCGAGGACTGCGGCAGTCATGACGGCAGGGAGTGCCCGCGATGCGGCGAGGTGTTCGAGCATGCCTGGGGAGCCGGCCGGATAGCGGAGGCTAGCTGCGGTTGACTGCGCGCCTGGTCAGCAGCACGCTGCGCCGGGGCTCGCGACCTCCCCGCCCGTCCGTCTTCGTCCAGGCCCTTGACGCTTACGACGGCCGCGAGCGGCTGCATGATGTCGTGCTCGCCTTCGAGCGGCAGGCCGCAGACCGTCGTGCCGGGCATCACGGGCACGGCTCAGCCGCCGTCCAGCGCCCGGATAGTCGGGCACGGCCACGCGAACTGGCAGTTGACGCAGTGCTCGCCGAGTCCGGAGATGCGGTGAACTTTCCTTACCCGGGCGACTGCTGCGACCGGGGCGCAGCACGCTTTCGCGTCCGGGAGGCGGTGCGGCGGGAGCGGAATGCCGTGGTCGGTCACGTGCAGCACGGCGCGGCCTGCGTCTGCCAGCCTGCTGTCCGGCATTGCCGCCCAGTTCCGGGCGAGATCCGCAACGAGGTCCAGGGTGCAGGCCATGCGCTCTGCCCGTCCGTCTTCGTACGTGCGGCCAGGTGATTCACCGTCCACGCCGCCACGCTAGCAGCGCGGGAGGGTGCCGTAGCGCCGCGTGACGTACTCCAGCGCCCACCTGACCTGCGCCCGGCACTGCCGCCGGCCACGCCAGCGACGGACGTACGCGCGGATCACCATGCCGTCGCCGCAATCTGCCTCCGCTCAGACCGCAGCACGTCGTACAGCGCTCGCCACGGTGTCTTCGCGCTAGCGCCGAACGGCACCGGAAAAGCCCTAGAGCGCGTGATGAGGCAGTTCCACGAGCACCAGTTCTCAGACGGCGCGTAGTAGAACTCGTAGCGGCCAAGCTTCCAGTAACGCGCCGGAAGGCCCCATGCGGTGACTTTCACGGGTGCCCTACCTGTCCCGCGCCGCGTCCGGGTCCACCGACAGGTCAGTCTGCGGGTCGTTCGCCTCCGGCGCGCTCTCCGGCCCTGCCGGGTCCGCGAACTCGACCGTCTTGACCTCCGCCGACGCCGACGCGTCCGGGTCGGTCTTCACCGCCGAGCTTCCCGCCGGGTCCGGGCGCGCCTCGAACTGCTGCGCCAGCGGCTGCCGGCCGAACAGGTCACGCGCCCTGATCCTCGGCGCCGGGTCGTTCTGCTGCTTCGCCGGGCGGATCACCGGGACCTTGTGGCGGGTCAGGAACCGCTGCGCCTGCTCGTCGGTCAGGTGCACGATCTCGCCTTTGTGGACGATGTCCGCGAGTTTCTCCGAATCGGAGATCCGGCCGATCGACAGGTTCGTCAGCGCCTCGTACGGGCTGCCCTTCGGTGCCTGCGCCGCGGTGACGAACGCGATCGCCTGCTGCCGGGTGATGCCGTACTTGGCTTCCAGGTCGGCCATGAACCTCTCGCCGGCCGGGGCCTGAGCCGGGGTGCTGTCCTTGGTCGCGGTACGTGATGCGGGCATGGCGGTTTCTCCTCGGGGCGGCAGGAAGCCCGCCGCGAGGACGGGCGACAGCTGGGGCAGCGGGGCTACGCTGCGGGGATGGAGCCGTGGGTACGCGCAGTCCGCGCCGAGGCACCGGAATGCGCGCCGAAGGACATCTGGGAAGGCGTCCGCGGCGAGCTGGCGAACCTGTGGGGCGACCTGGACCAGGCGATCCGCGACGCCTGCGACGGCACCTGGCATCGTGACGCCTGACACCTGGGCGACGCACCTGGAACGCCATGCGGCCCTGTGCCGCCGCTGGGGCAGGCCCGAGACGGTCCGCGACACCGCAGCTGCGCTGCGGACGCTCGGCATCGCCGATGTCAGCCCGGACGATGCCGTCGCGTTCCTGTACTCATCTGCGGAAGCGGCGCAGGCATTCGCGGCGTCGAACCTGGAGCATTACGGCTACCGGTCGTTCGGTCCCGTGGTCGCTGACGCCGGGGTGCTCGGCGCGGTTTACGTGCCGATGCGCCCGCTCCTGTTACCGGAAAGTGCAGGCGCGGGGGTCCTTGCATCGAACAGGCTATCGGATCGCGGTGCCAGAGGAGCGCTACGACTCGTATGCCGCCGTACTGCCGGATGTCCGCGTCACCCTATACGCCCGACAACAGCGTAATTGATAGAGGTTGGTCCAGTCCAATAGCTGCTGACCGTTGCGTGTCTGATCTGTACGCCTTGCGAGATTCCTCCCGATACAGCGGCCCGGCTATGAACGGCAGCTCGTCGGCAATGAACCCGCACCGGTTGCGCTGCATGACGATCGCGTTGCCCGCGGGCACCTGCCGCGAGACCAGGACGTCAAGGTTGAAGATCTTGTTGGGCAGCACGCCGGTGTACTGGAGGTTCTCCGACGCGATGTCGCCGATGTAAGGCGCGGCGAAGCTGCTGGACTGGAGCAGCGTGTTCTTGGTCCCGTGGTTGATGATCATCGTGTCGGCTTCGAACCCGAGGAACTGGTTGAACCCGATCGCTGAGGTTATCTGCGCGTTCTCGACAAGATAAACGGCGTTGGCGATGTCGCCGCGTATTGTCGCGTTCGATGATGCCCACGGGTTGGCGACGGCCAGGGTCTGGATGCCCGCGTTCGCGATCACCGCGCTGTAGAAAGCGGTGTTCCACGAGTAGATCATCGTGTTCTTGACCTGCGTGAGCTGCCTGGTCACGGGGTCGATGACCTGCCGGCGGCGCATCTCGTCGGACACCAGGATCGCCATTGCCCGCTCGTGGGTGAAGACCACCCTCGGGATGCCGACCGACGTGGGGACGACGGGGACTTCCGCGAATTCGGCGCGGATTTCCGGGGTGTCGTCGGCGTACAGCGGCGTGGACTCGCTGTAGCGCACCGCGCCGGAAGTCGCCAGGCCGCCTGCGCGCAAGACGGCGTCGACGATGAACTCGTTCTGAGTCATCTCGAGAATGAGCGCGGGAATGACCAGCGGGTCTTTCAGCAAAGCGTCGACGGTTATGCGCGGGCCGTCACCAGAGCTGTATGCCGGAGTTGGCACGGGTTGTCTCCTAGGTTCTCAGGGGCTGTGCTGGCCGGCGCTCAGGGGAACAGCCGCATGCGGCCGACGACGCTGGCGGAGATGGTGACGCCGCCGGGCTGGGTGCAGCGGCCGACGATCAGGGCGGCGTTGGTGTCGGTGCCTGATACCCACGGGGTGACCGCGCCGGCGGCGGCGGACTTCAGGAGCTGGCCGCAGGCGGCGTTGGCGGCGTAGGTGACGTGGATGTCGGCGGGGCCGGCGTAGACGGCGGTGTAGTCCGGCAGCACCGAGATGTCCACCAGCGGATCCCCGTAGCTGGTCGTGGCCCCGGCCTGGTTGGGGATCGGGGCGGCGTCGATGCCGGCGACGCCGAGGACCGTGGTCGCGCCCGCGCCGGCCGGTGACACCGTGGTCGCGGGGCTGGCGTCGGGGGCGACGAGCTGGCCGCCGGCTACCAGCGCTGACACCTGGTAGCTATCCGGTCCCAGCCTGTAGTGGGGCAGAGTACCCGCCACGGGGAGTCACTTCCTTTGCGTTTGAGGGCGTGCTGAAAAGCCCGCGCGGCGGCGGGTGCGGTCAGTGAGCGGGGGACGGCCTAGATGCCGGCCATGTTCCGGACGGCGGACACCAGCTCGCGGCGCTCGGCCGCCTCGGTCTCGGCCTTCGCCGTGTCGTCGTCCGCGCCTTCGGCGGATCCGAGCTCGGCGGACAGGTCGAGCATGCGGACGGTCTTGCCGATCTCCGTCAGGACCCGGCGGACGATCGCGCCGGCGTCGGCGCGCTTGCCGTTGGCCAGTTCCACCACGCGGCCCTCGCCTTCGAGCAGGGTGCGGGCCAGGTCGGTGATGCGCGGCGGGATGCCGTGGACGCGGGCCAGGGTGTCGCGCTCGGCCTCGTACGCGGCGGTGGCCAGGCGGCTGGTGACGCGGGCCAGGGCGATCTCGTTCTGCTCGGCGCGGGCGTTGGCCAGGTCGATCTGCGTCTGCGCCTCAGCGGACAGCGCCGCGCCGGCGGCAGCCAGTTCCCTGTCCGCGTCCGGCTCGGTGCCGCTGTCGCCTTCGGCCCCGACTTCGGCGAGCAGGGCCTCCAGCTCCGCGTCGGTCAGCTCAGGCGCGTCGCCCTCGGTGCCGTCCTCGTCGTCAGCGGGCGCGGGGTCGGCGAGCAGTGCGTCGAACCTCTCCTCGGGGAGGTCGAGCAGCTTCGCCAGCCGGGCCTCCTGCGCTTCGTTCAGGGCCATGTGAGTGTCCTCCGTGTCAGAAGTGCCGGGGTCGGCTGGTGAAGGCCGGGAACGGCCTGATGCGGGATCGGCGGCCACGTCAGGTGCGGCTGCGGCGAATTCCAGGGCCGTGAGGTCGATGACCTCGCCGCCGTCGCCGCCCGCGGCCTCGATCGCCTGCCACGGGCGCATGCCGGTGATCCGGGGGTCCAGCGTGCCGAGGACGTGCTTGATCGCGGCGGGGAAAAACCGCTTGTCGGCGCGCTCGTAATCCTCGACGATCTTGGCTGAGATGCCTAGTTCCGGGCCGTCAGCCAGCAGCGCGTCACCGGCCGAGTTCGCGGCGACGATGATGTCGAGCCCGTCGTCGGTCAGCTCCAGGCCGTTCACCCAGCCGCGGCGGCGCTCAGGGTCCTCGGTGTGGGCGTTGTCCTTGTCGGCGATCATGAACGGCACGCGGTCGTATGCCCGTTCGCTGAACGACTTGGCCAGCCCGGCGAGGTACTCGCGGGTGAAGTCGATCATCCGGCCCTTGTAGCTGATCTTCCCGATGGGCAGGAGCTGCTTTCGCCACAGCGACGCGCCGGACGGCCGGACCTTCCCGCGGTCTACGGGGGTGAGCATGGTCGTGGTCACGTGCCATCACCGAACCCTTCGGCTGCTCTCGCGAGGGCACGGAACTCGGCGGCCAGCATGCGCAGGGCTGGCTCGGTGCGGCCCGGTGCCTCATCCGAGCCCCGTGCCGCGCTGCGGTCGGCTTCGCCGTCGAGGACTTCGGCGCGCACGCGCAGCGCCGTGATGACCTGAGCGCTCATCGGCGGCATCGCCTCCGTTACCGTTCAGGGATGAGCGGACTTGCGCGGCGAGACCTGGCCCGCGGGGATGGCCTGTCACCAGCGGCCGGCGGCGGCCTCTACCGGCCCGACTGGGTGATGTGCGGAACGCCGCACGCCGATGGCGTGATGGTGATCGCCAGCAAGCGGCTCAGCCGCGCCGAGCTTGAGATGCGAGCGCGCTACCAGGACATGTACGGCGGATACACGCCGGTCGCCTCGGCCTTGACGAGCATGGAGATCACGCTGACGACATGGCTGGGGCCTGACACGCTCAGGATCACCGGCCCGGACTATCCGGCCGTGATGGAGGAGCTGTTCAGGACGTGGTCACCTGGCGAGCCGGTTCGTCCCGCAATTGAGGGCTGATCAGGCCGCAGCATTCGCCCCGCCGTCTCCGTTACGGTGTGAGGATGGACGCGCCGGGCTGGCAAGCGCCGCGGGCAGGTGAGATGCTCACTTGCCCCGCATGCGGCAGCAAGGATTACGAGATCCGTTTCGGCGGCAGTGATCCGGTCGCCGCGCCGCCGTCGGTCACCTGCGCCGCATGCCGCAAGACCTGGCAGCTCAGGGCATCCTGGCCGGACGGCCACACGCGGCTGATACCCGAGTGGGAGCCGGCGGCAGGCGATGACCAGAGCATCACTATCGGGAAGCTGTAACCGTGAAGACCGACTACAAGCCCGACTGGGTGATGCTCGGAGTTCCCAGGGCACCCGGTATGGGAGTGCGGCTGTACGCCTGCAAGGAACTGCCGTCAGCGGACTTCCAGATCACCGAGGCCGGCTTTGAGGCCGCGTGGGCGCTGGACGTGACGATGAAGAACGTCCTGGTCATCGACAAGCCGACCTACGGTGAGGCGATAGCGCGGCTGTTCGAGATCTGGCAGCCCGGCAGCGAGCGTCCGGCGATTGAGGGGAAGCGGGCGCTTCCGGCTGGCAGCGGGCGGACAGATGCCGGGCCGGCGCAGGGTGGCGTCACGCTCGGGCCGCTGCCAGTACCTGCGCCGGCAGGCACCGAGGGAAACCCCGTCACGCAGCCTTAGCGGTCGCCGGCTCGGCCGCAGCCTTCGCGTGCATCACCGCTGCCCGCTTGGCCAGTGCCATCGCCTGCTTCGGCGACAGCCCCTTCCTGATCAGCTTGGCGTACACCAGCGCGACCTCAGCGGACATGGCCTGAGCCTTCGGCGCCGTCTTGCCAGCAGCTTTCCCCGCGCCGCCCTGCGAGGTCACGCGCGGCCCGTCCGGCGCTGACACCGCCGGCGTGGAATGCGGCAGCGCGGCCGCCAGGTCCAGCGTGTCCTGATGCTCGGCCGCGTAGCCTCTCAGGTTCGCGATCCCGCCGCCCGCAGGTGTCGCCGCGCCGCCGTTCTGCGCGGCCGGGAAACCCGCCGCCGGCCTGGCTGCCGCGATCTTGTTGTGGTAGGCGATCAGCCCCGCCATCGCCCCGGCCATGCTGCCCGACGCCGGGGTCCTGGTGCCGTTGGCGTGCGTGGCCTGCCAGCCGCTGCCCGCCGGGGAGAGCGTCCCGACCTTCATCCCGGTCGACTTGTGCTGGACCATGACCACGCCCGGCGCTGACCGGGACGCCTGGACGTCAGCCGCGCCCCGGATGACCGGCATCCTGCGCGCTGTCCTGGTCGCCATCTCGATTGCCTCTCCGTCGCCTGCGCCCTGGAACGCCCACGTGCCTTTCACGCCCGGCGCGTCCGTGGCCTTGAGCTGCTTCGCCCGCCTGACGATCAGTGCCTTGAGCGCGGGCCACTTGGCCGGGTCTACGCGGCCTTTCGCCCGGATCGCCTTTTTCAGGTAGGCGAGATCGGGGATAGGCGCGGTCCCGCCGGCGAGAGCCTGCCCTTCGGCGGCGAGTTTCCTGCGGCCTGCCGCGCGCTGCGGTGCCGGGGTCTTCACTTGCCCCCCCGCGCTCACGCGTAGCCCTGAACCTGCGCGGGAGGATCGCCGTCGCGAGCCGCGCGAACGGCATCTCTCACCTTGTCGAGCCCGGTCCTGCTGTCAGGCAGCGGCGTACCCGGGTCGCCCAGCGACAGGAAGTCCAGCGCCTGCGCCCAGCTCTCGAACCTGACGCCCCGGTCATCGATGTAGGCGACCGCCGGCAGCTTGCGGCTCGTGACCAGCAGGTAGCCGCGCTCGTTCCAGAGGCCCTTTCGCGGAACGCGGGTCACGCACTCGATGCCGTGCCCCGACCGGTCCTCGATCCACCGCGCGACCTGCCGGGGTTTGCGCGAGGTATGGATGAAGACCCCGTAGCGCTGCATCAGCCGCGTCAGCCCGGCGACGGCACCCGGCACGAAATCGCCGTAGATCGAGCCGTCCTGCCAGCCGCGCTTGTAGTCGTGGATTACGCCGTCAAAGTCCACGGCGACAGTGGTCACGATTCGATCCTCTCGGCGCGCAGTGGATCGCGGTGCCGCCGCCCGGGATGCTCGCCAGCCCTGGCGACGCGCTGTCGGTTGACATGCTGCCCGCGCGTACCTCGATTTTGCTGTCGGTGCCCGTAGACGACCGCTAGATCACAGCGCCTTGGCCTGCGCGTCCAGCTTGGCCGCCTCAGCGTCCAGTGCCCTGGCCTGCGCGCGCAGCGTCACCACGTGAGAGCGCATCGAGGCGATGGACCTGGCACGGGCAGCGATCGTGACGCCTGCCGCCGAAGTGGTCACGGCCTTGGCTGCGGTGCTGGCCTTCGCGGTCGTAGCGGTCGCTGCCTTCGTGCCCGAGGCGGACGCGGCAGCGGTCTTCGCGGCAGCCGCGCGTGCGGCTTTCTGCGTCTTCACGGCGGCGCGGAGCGCGGCGACGCCGGCGGTGATCTCGCGGCGGACCTGCGCGGCGCGGTCCCGGTACGTGGCCGCCTGCGCGCGGAGCTGCGCCGCCCTGGCCGCTCGCCGGCCGTGGCTCATGCCCGCGCCCGGTGCCGGTTTCGCTGACGCGGTGCTGGCGGCGCTGCCGAACTGGCCGCCTGCCGGTGTTCCCGGCGGGACACGGGGGTGAGCGCCGGCGTCCCATGCCAGCTCGATGCCGCCCGGCTCGCCCGCGTGGGCGTGGGCCGTGGCTTTCGCGGCTTCCCACTGGCCGAGGGCGGCTGCGGCTGCGGCGCGGACCCCGGGTGAGACTTTCCCCTGCCCGCGTGCCCACCGCTGGACCGCGCCGATCGCGAGCTGGATAGCGGACGACTCGTCTTCGGCGCGCCCGGTCCGCAGCAGGGCGTGAGCGATGTTCTGGATGTAGGAGGGGAGGCTGAGTCCCTTGACCCGGAACAGTCCCGGCCCTGACGGTGACCCGAACGGGTGAGGGGTCACCGCGAGCGCCGGGGTCTGCGCGCTCAGCTCGACCGCCGGACCGTCGCCGGCGAGCTGCCGGGAGTGCGCCGATTCCCACGGCCCGTGCGCTGCCGCCGCTGTCCCGACGTACGCGCTGACCCAGCCGTCCGCCTCGCTCGCGGTGATACGGCTGTGGCCGTCGACCGCGAACAGCTTGCCGCCGCCTGCCGGGCGCACCAGGATCACCGGCTTGCGGTGCCCGGCCGCGATCTTCTTGCGCATCGACTGGAGCTTGGCCTTGTCCGCCGCCGCCGCCGCCCACTCGGCTTTCCCGCTGGCCCGGTCGACCTGCGACAGGGGAACGCGGGCCGGGCCGGCCCATGACAGCGCGGCGACCCATGCCAGGGCGTTCGGCGGGTAGTCGCGCCTGAGCTGCGCCCGTACCCGGCTGGCGATGTCCGGGGCGGCCGGGGTTTTCAGCGCGGCGGAAGGATCAGCGAGGGCAGCAGCGGGCGCGGCCATGCTCACCGCCCGCCTCTATGATGGCCCGCATGACCAAGCCCCCGGCGCTGCTGAAAGCGGCCTTCCCGGACCCGCAGAAGGCAGCGGACCGGCTCGTGCCGCTCGGCTGGTGCAACCAGTGCGTCGGCGAGGCCAAGCAGGCCGAGGCATCCGGAGCGCCGCAGGCACCGCAGATCAGCGCCGCCGTGACCTTGATCCTGTCGGTGCAGCAGGTGCCGCTTCCGCAGGGCATGAGCATGGCCGTGGTGCCGCTGCCGGCGTGCTGGCGGCATATCGTGCTGTCGCGCAGTTCCGGGCTGCTCGCCGCGGCTGGCGCCGTTCCCGGCGTGCGGACGGGCTAGCAACGGCACCAGCGCGGCGGCGATGAACCCTGCTGCCCGGTGTTTCATGAGCCGAAACCGAAACCGGAAAGGCCGTCCCGCGATCTCCGCGGGCACCATGCCGGACAGCAAGCCTGAGGCAAACAGTAGCGCGCGCGCTCAGCCCGCCAGCGCGGCCAGGTCGAACTCCCCGGCCTTGACCGCCGCGGTGAACGCCTCCCACCCGGCGGGGGTGAACGCGAGGATCTCGTCTTCGGGCCAGCGGCTGCGGCGCATCGTCACCCGGCCGTCCCGCAAGGCCACCTCGGCGCTGTCCTCGTCGCCGCGTCGCGATGGCCTGCGCCAGGTCATGCGGCTTCTCCGGCCGACGGCAGGATCGCGGCACCGCGAAACGGGCGAACCGGGATACAACGGCATGTAGCGCCGTGGACCATGCCAGGATAAGCAGGGTGCCCTTCCACGACCGGCGGCCGGGCGGCGCGGAAGTTGCTGCCTGACGCCGCGCGGCAGCCGGGCGTGCACGCGGCGTCGGTGACCGCCTGCCAGCCCAGCAGCGGCCCGTACAGAGACGCCGCCGAGTCCACCCGCGACCCTGCCAGCATCCGCTGCTGCGACGCCGCCGCATGCTGGGCCAGGTACCGCTGCTCGGCCGCTGCCGCCGCCTGAACAGCCTCAGCGACAGGAAGGCCGCGCGACTGCGCTGCCGTGGCCGCCTGCTGGACCCGCTGCGCCGCCGACAGGAAGAACTGCGCCCTCCGCAGGGTGCTGGCCCGCACTGCCCACCGTGACGCCGGCCCGGTTCCCTCGGTGACCGCCTGCGGCCACGCCATCACCAGCCGGACGGCCGCTGCCAGCGCGAGGTACCCGACTCCGGCGGCGGCCATCAGCGTGCCCAGTGCCGCGACTGCTCCCGCTACGGTGACCGCGCCTGCCAGGACCGGGATGATCGCGGCGATGAGCTGCGCCTGAGACGGCTTGCGCTGCCGGGGCGGTGCTTGCGCGGTCGCTGCGGGCACCGGTTTCCACCGCCTGGTCCTAGGCTGGGCGGATGGTGCCCGGCGACGCCCGGTGCGGCTGGGGCAAGCGCGCTCGCTTCACCAGGTGCGGCCTGCGAGCGTTGCGGACGCGATGCCGAGGCGTTCGCGCGGAAGGTGCTAAAGCTTCGCCGTAGTCTGCGGCCGTGAGCCGATCCGAGTACCCGTGGGAACTGGTCATCACCCTGGGCAGGCCCTTCACCGTCTGCGTAGGTGACAAAGACGTGACAGCCCGCGACGGCGAGATCGTGATCCCGTTCGATAACCGGGCCTCAGCCGAGGCCGCCGCGCGGGAAACCAGCGTGAGCGTGCGGCAGGGCCGGGTCGTCATCGCCGGGGAAGTGATCGCTGCCGTCCGGGAGATTACCGATGGGGCGACGGCCGAGGGAGGTGCGCCGTGACGGCAAGGACAGGTGACTGGCTGCAGACGATGGCAGCCGAACTCAAGGCCGTGAGAGACGGCCCGTGCCACTGCCCGGCCCTCCACGCGGTGACCGGGACGTGCCCTGAGACGGCGCAAACCGCCGTGCAGGCCGGTGATGCCACGGTGCGGATGTGCCGCTCGTGCGCGGTGGCCGAGCGTGACCAGCAGGCCAGGACGCTACGCTGAGGCTACCCCCGGGGCGCGCAAGCGGGCCGGCGAAGCGGTACCAGCGAACCGGCTAGGGACTACTAAACTGCGCCGCCTGCCCTGCCTGATCAGCGGCGGCGGCCGGCGCAAGTAGCGGGAACGGCCTCGGGGATCCCTGGCTCTCTGAGTCCTCGCACCCCGTGCTGGCAGTCGCACCACGTCAGCTCCAGCGCGGCGAACGCCCGCGGGTCCAGCGGATCAAGACGGTTCTGCCGGCACAGCTCATGATGCGCGACGCGGCACGGCTGGCAGATCACCCCGTCACCCTAGCTCTGCGGCTGGATGCCCATCACCGGCACGTCGAACGGCTGCGCCATGTTCTCCGGCAGCGGCTGCCTGGACGCCCCCTTCAGGGCCTGCTGCGCCACCCTCGCAGCCGCCGACACGCCGCCCGCGAGATGCCCGAGCGCTGCCGCTGACTGCGCCGGCATTCCCTCCGGTGCCTGCGCCTGGGCCTGCGCCTGCCGGTCCGCCGCGCCCTGCTGCACGATCTTCGTCACCGCGCTGACGTCAAGGTTCAGGAACGTTGCCAGCCGCTCGGTGATGATGTCCAGGATCCCGGCCGGGACCTGCAAGGCGGGCGCGACCGCCAGGGCCTGGAACAAGGTCACGAGCTGGCTGCCGGACTCATCCGACAGCGCCCCGAACGAGAACTTCGGGTAGGACGCGCCGGGGCCGAAGTTGAGCGTGACCAAGGGGGCGATCACGTCATGGGTGAAGCTCGCCGCGATCTCCAGCGAGATCGCCTGCCGACTCTTGAGGAAGAACGCGGACTGGTCCTGGCTCAGCGCGAGCGACCCGCGTCCCATCGCCGCCAGCGACGACAGCCCGGTGAACCCCGCCAGGACGCTCGCGGTCTGCCAGGTCTCCAGGAACGACAGCGCCGCCGCGAACTGGTCGCCGCCCTTCCCGTCCGCCGCGAGAATCTCGAACGTCTTCTCCCCGGACGGCGGGCGCTGGAACCCGACCACGCCTGAGGCCCGCATCGACGCGATGTCGTCGGCCTTGGCGTTGGCTTCGCGCTGGTCCTGCCCGTAGACCACGACTTTGGGGAGGCTCTGCTGCTCAAGGAAGGCCAGCCAGAGGAATATCAGCTTCAACTTCGTCTGATAGCAGTTGTGAGTGACGATGAAGTCATTCGTCAGGAACAGGCCATCCGGCTCGGCCACCGTAATGCACCGGCAGTCCTTTTCCTCAGTCTGCTCGATGCTGACAACATGGGTCCTTGCCCAGCGAGGACCGCGCCGCCAGAGAAGCGCCTTGCGCGGCAGCGCAAACGGGCATTCCTCGGTGAATATCTCCACTCGCGGGCATCGTCCGGCGATGGCACGGGACACGGCCGAACCGCCGAGTGACCTGACGAGACGCGCCAGGTCGAAGGCGAGCTGAGGCGACTTGGTGTAGTACCTGGAGCTGTTGCCGCCGCCGCTGATGCCCATCTCGATCGAGCCGTCAGTGTCCATCAGCCCGCGCAGCAGGTCAAGCCGCTGCTCAGCCGGGGCCGTCAGGTACATCTCCGGAATGAACCGCTCCGGGCTCTTGCGGTTCACGCCCAGCGCGACGAGGGCGTCCCGGAAATGGTTCTTGCGGTACGCCGCGACGGGCCGGAAGTGATAATCGCCCTTTGTGCCGGCTGAGCCAGGTTCAAGCTTCATCGATGCCGGCAGGCGCCGCTGTACTTCCTTGGCGATCCACTCATCGGGCTCCTGGCAGGCGAAGGTCGGAGTCCCGGCGCGCTCGCCAGCGGTATTCGTCCGGATCGAGCCGTCACCGAGCCACGCGCCCAGGACATACGGGTCGATCGGCAGATCGCGCACCGGGTACTCCACCGGTTCGCATCGCGGCACCGCGAAGCGCCACTGACCGGACGCCGTCCCGCGACGCCGCAGGCCGGCGTCCATCAGGTCGCTGGTGCTCATCACCTGGTACTGGAAGCCCGGCGAGCGCTGCGAGTCGTAGACGCCCCACAGGTGGTCGGCGTCGCATTCGACCGATGTGCCGTCCTTGAATGCGACGCGGTACATCATCCGCTTGCCGCGCGGAATCACGTCGGTGACCTCGGTCGGCTTGCCGTTCACGCCGAACACGAGATCGCCCGGCCTGAGCTGGCCGATCTTTACGGGACCACCAGGCGTCTGCACTTCTGAATTGTACGCTAGCGCCCAGTAGCACAAATCCAGTTCGCTCGTGCCGGTCAGCGGCTGCCGGTGCCGCCCGTTTATGTGAACGAATGACTTGACCTTCGGGATGTCCACGTAACCGGGGGTCTTGCCCTGCCTGGTGGTCATCACCGAGCCGCCGAACAACCAGACCTGCTGCCGGAATCCGAGCATTGACGCGGTGCGCGCGTCTCGTTTCAGCTCGCACGTAGCCGCCGGGCGGTAAGCCAGCTTGCCGTAGACGACCTTGCCGTCTTCGTCCCTGATGTGCCAGACCTTCTCGAAGAAGGCCTTGCGGTAGACCTGCGCCGACGTGACCTGGCCGACGACGTCTTGCAGCGGCGTTTTCATGCCGCCCGAGGTTTCCGGCGCGACGAGCACCGAGTGGGCGAATTCGCACTCGCCCTTGTCATCGTGGCCGGGCTCGATCGCCCGCGACGCCTGCCGGATCGGCAGCGTCAGCACGGCCTCCAGTGCCGCGGCCTGCCCGTCCCGCACGAGCATCTGGGACATGTCGCGGCTGGTCCACTCGCCGTAGTCGGATGCTTACGGTAAGAAAACGCCACCATCCCCGTAAAATGCGAACATTCGGTCCATACTATCGTATTGCGTACCAATTTCCCCGCGCAGCAAGTCACGGCGCGTGGCCGGCTTCAGGTCGGGAAGCGCGACAATCTTCGCTGCCGCGGAGTCGGGAGGTGACATCTCTTACCCATCACCCCCGATCACCGGTGAGACCATCGGGTCATGGGACACCAGGTCATCAGGCAGCCAGACGGCAAGCTCGCCGTGTTCTCATCCGGAACCGACTCGTGGATTGTCACGAACGCCACGGCGGAAGACCTGGGAAACTACTACGCGGCGAGGGCTGCTGAAGACGCTCGCCGCAGCGCGCTGGAAACGGCCGCTCATGTCCTCGCCGGGGAAGCGCGACGGGTCTACTGCCAGTTCGTCCTGCCGTTCGAGGAGGCGAACCGGGAGAGCCGGGAGCACGGTGGCGACTGGTGGCAGGACGGCGAGTGGCAGCGACCTTAGTTGCTGACGCCTACCTTCATGCCGGGCACGCCGCGCAGCACGTTCGCCGGCGTCGTGTCATCGGCAGCCCCGCCCGGTGCCAGGACGATCTTCCCGGCGGCCAGCAGCGCGACAGTGGACGGCGCGAGGGGGTTGAGCGGCACGGTGTTCCCGGCAGGGCACGGCCAGGAGTCGACTGCCGAGCGGACCTGGAGGTCTGCAAGGGCGGTGTAGAGGACCGTGGTCATGATCACCGCCGGTCAGGTCTTGATGAGCTTGCAGACCTTGCACCAGGAGCCGGCCGGGATGCGGTGCGGGCAGCCGTCCTCGGCCATGCCCCAGTCGGCGGCGGCTTTCGCGTGCGCCGCGCGAAGATCGCCGGTCACGTCAGCGTCCGGGCTGGCCCACGGGCGGTCATCTGGCGGCAGCGGGCCGAGGCGGAACGGGATGACTTGCGGCTTGCCGTCATGGCCCGGCCCGGCGAGCGCGATGGTTCCGGGCGGCATGCGGGGGTCTACCGTGATCCGCAGCCCGAAGGGACCCGGCGCGTCGTCCGGCGCGGCGAGCGCGGCGGTGAACGCGGCGAGGCACCAGACGGAACGGGTGAGCGCGCCGCGCTTGATGTCGATGGCCGCGAGCAACTCGGCGGGTACCCGGAGCTGTAGTACAGGGCTGTTAGCCATGCTGCCGATTGTACTACAGGGCTGTACTACAAGGTGGTATGCTGGCGCTATGTGCTACGACCGGAAAGGCCGGCTGATTGACCTGGCTGAGTGGGCGCGCCTGCACGAGGATCGCGACTACCTGTCCGTCGCGCAGCACTGGGCTCGCGGCTGGATGATCTCCACCGTGTGGCTCGGCCTTGACCACGGCGCCGGCCTGGCAGGTGCCCCGGTCATCTTCGAGACCATGATCTTTCCGCCGGGGGACGTTGCCCTTCCGGCCGATGCCGACCTGTACCAGGAGCGCTACTGCACTGAGGCTGCCGCGCGCGCCGGGCATGACCGGGCACTCGCGTGGCTCGCCGGGAAGCTCGGCGATGACGTGATGGCCGATATCGCCGGCCCGCTGGTTCGCGGGAGCAGCGACGAGCACTGGGATGGCGATATCGGCCGCATCGAGTCCTAGCGCCAGGCGTGCACGTTCGGCCGCTGCGGCCTTCCGTCATCCTCTTGCGGCGCGAACGAGTCCAGGTCCCACCCGTCACGGTTCTCGGCCTGCTCCAGCTCGCGGGGCGTCATCCTCGGCCGCCGCTTGCCCCGCGTGTCCTGCGCCAGGGCTTCCAGGTCAGCGGCTGCCGCCCACTGGCGCGCGCTCGGCGCATGCGGCGCCGACGACGGCCAGAACGCGATCACGCAAGCGTCGCCGTCGTCGGTGGATCTCCCCAGCCGCCTGGCGATATCTTCCTTGGATTCCACCTGGATCTTCGCGCCGGACAGGACCCGCCACTTCGGCGCGGACAGGTCACCGAGGAGCATCTCATCATCAGGCAGGCAGACACCGGAACCCGCTGACGGGTCGAGCCGCTCGCGCATGGACCACCACGCGGCCGACCGGACCTGGCTGAACCCCAGCTCGCCCGTCGCGTCACGGTGCTTAGTGCCGGCCGCCGCGGTGAACGCCTCCACGCGGGCTTCCTGCTCGCGCAGGCGGTCGTACACGCCGCCGCCCAGGCCGTCGACCTCGATGACCGCGGTGCGGCTCTCGTCGGCGTTCAGGACGCCCTTGACGTGCCCGGCGGTCTGCATCGTGTCTTCCTTGACGAACCGCCGCAGCTCGGTCAGCACCGGGCCGTTGCGGATCGCCAGGACCGTCTTGTCGCTGCCGAACCGGGCCACGTCCACGCCGACCGTCCGCGGCCACTCCAGTTCCAGTCCCGGCCAGCCCGCGGCTTCCATCTCCAGCCACCGGGCCACGGCGGCCTCGGCCCACGCCAGCGGGATGACGGAGTCCTCGTCGCCGGCGTGGAACTCGCCGAGAACCCGGTTGACGTAGATCGCCGACTCCGCGCCCCACTGCCGCTTGCGCTGCGCGGCCCAGTCCGCGCTGATCCGCCCGGCCTCGACGGCCTCGGCGAGCGTGACGTGGACGGGATGCCAGTCCTCGTAGCCGGGACGGCGGGAGCAGATGTCGTGGAAGCGGCCGTTCGGCGCGCCCGGCGTCGACAGCGCCAGCGCCAGCGCTTCCCCGGTGCCGGCGAACGCGCCCTCGCACGCGTCGAACGTGCCGGCGGGGATGGCCTTGGACTCGTCGTAGACGAACAGCAGCGAGTCGGCGTGCGCGCCCTCGATCAGCGCAGCGTTAGCGGACGCGCCGGCGAACGCCGCGCCGTGAGCCAGCCGCAGGTTCAGGTTCTGCAACTCGTGCGCGCGGGAGAACGGGCCGCTCTCGCGTACCCGGTCCCAGCGGATCCGCCCGGCCCACTTGTGCAGCTCAGGCCACAGGTACTGGACAAGCTGATGCCATGACCCGGCCGTCGTCGGGATCTTCCAGTCCACCCCGGCGGCGTCTCGGGTCAGCGCGAACCACAGGATCGTCACCGACGCGATGCAGCCCTTGCCGAGCCCGTGCGGGCCGCGCACCGCGATGCGCTTCTTGCCCGGCAGGTCGCCGATGACGGCCTGCTGGTAGGCGGCCAGGCCGTCGCCGCGCCAGTCGATGCAGTCCGCCGCGAACGCCAGCGGGTCATCGTAGTACTTCGCCACGCCCCGCTTGATCCGGGACGCGCGGCGCTGGAGATCCCGCAGGTAGCGCAGCCGGTCAGGCGCTGCCTGTATGAGCGGGATCGTTGACGGCAAGCTCGGACTCCAGCCGCGCGATGTTGGCCTCCACCGCGTCGGACGTGATGACCTCGACGCGGGAGTGCACCGGCTCGTCGTAGCTGTACGCCCTGGACCGGCGCTCGATCAGCCGCAGGATCACCGTGCTGTGCACGGCAACCGGCCCGTCATCCAGCACGTCCTCGAACACCGGGATGACCTTGCCGTCCGGGTCCAGCCGCTCGATTCCGTCCTCATCGCGCTCGATGCCCGTGAAGCGCCGGACCACGCGGCCGTTGGAGACAGTCACGTGCCGGCGCTCCAGCGCTGCCCAGTTCAGCTCTATCAGGCGGTCGATGCGCTCCAGGTCCAGCCGCTTCGCCTCACGTGCGCCCGGCGTCACGATCGCGGCGAACGCCCGCTCTATGGCTTCGCTGACGCGCCCGCGTGACCCGAAGCCGAGTTCCGCCGCGATCCGCTCATGCGTCCAGCCCTGCCCGTGCAGTTCCGCGGCGCGCATGTCACGGGCCGCGGACTGCACGGTGCGCCTGAACCGGCCGTTGCCGGCGCGTGTTCCGCTGGCCATCATGTTCCGCCCGTCAGGCCCGGCGGGCCGGCACCACGATCAGCAGGACCGCCGGGACGCTAGTTGGACGTGCTGCCGTCGGATGCCGGCGGCGCGGCGGGTACCAGGCCCTGCACCGCTGCCACGCCCGCGGTTACCTGCGCGGCGACGGCGACAGCGCCGGGAGTGGTGCCGTCAGCGGAGCCGTTCACCAGGGCGTCGAGCGCGGTGAGGTCCAGCGCCGGGTTGGCGGACTGGAGCGTCGCGATCTCCGCGGCGACAGCGGCGACGGCGGCGGTGTTGGCCTGCTCGGCGGTCACGATGCCCGCGAACGCGGCGGTCAGCGCCTGGACATCGGTGTTGAGCTCTGCCTGGGACATGAGGATCTTCTCCAGTTGCTGGTTGACGGTTGCGAGTTGCGTGAGGATGCGCTCGCCTAGGGTAGCGGGCACTGGCTGCGCGGCGCCGAGCCAGTCCGCGAACACTTCCGCGGCGTGCAGGACCATCTGCCCGGTCAGCTCGTCGCCGGGGTCACGGCGCGCCGAGTACAGGACCGCGGCGGCGCGAAGGCCCTCCGCGCGGTAGTCCGGCTCGAAAGAGTGAAGTTCCCCGGTGCCTATCTCGAAAGCGGGTTCTATCTCGAAGGCTGGTTCTGCGGTCACCGGGGCCTCCCTCATGCCGCTGACAGGACGCGTCTCATGCGCTCGCGCTCGGCCGCGTGCCGCTCGTACTCGACCCTGATGACCTCGGCCGGCTGGAGCCACACGCGCCTGCCTTCGCGGCGCACGTCCTGGAGGTAGCCCAGCGAGATCCACCTGGTGATCGTCTTGGGGCTCACGCACACGAGCGTCCCGGCGTCATCGCGGCTGATCCGGCCGTCTCCCGGACGCGGGCAGATCCCGACCACCAGCACCTCCGGGCATGAAAAAAGCCCGCGCCGGCGACTGCCTGGCGCGGGACACAGTGCTCCGCGTTTGAGTCTAGGGCTAGACAGCACCCGCCGCAACACTCACGCGCTGACGGCGTTCAGCAGCCTGGCCGCGTCCCTGACCGGTGTCCCGGCTCGCGCGGCGAGCTGCGCCGGGGTGACCCTTTCGCGCCAGTACCGGGCGTTCATCGACGTCCACTGCCGGTACTCCCCGGCCGTCATCAGGTGCCCGCAGCGGGTGCACTCGGAGGCGTACGCCGGGTCGCCGTCGTGCTGGGGCGGCGCGGCGCGGCGCAGCGACCGGCGCTCGCACGAGCGGCACGTCACCCCGTGCAGCACCTCGGGCGCCGGGTCGGTCTCCCCGAGGACCGCGCGGCCCGCGTACTCCAGCCGCATCACCTCGTTGCCCGCGTCCGCGCCGCACAGGCCCAGGGTCGCGGTGTCCCCGGCCGCGCCGAGCACGATCGCGTCCGGCACCACGACGGCCAGCAGCGACGGCCACGGCCGCGTCACCGGCCCGGGCGGCAGCGCCAGCAGGTCGTCCAGGTACGCGGCGAGCACGGGCACCGCGTCGTCCAGCAGCGTCCCCGCGCCCGCGGTGAGCTGCCGCGCCCTGGTCCGCTGGGTGTCCGGGGGCGCCAGTTTCCGAGCCGTCGCGACGCGCTCGTGCCAGGAGCACGCCACGTCGACCAGCAGCCGCATCAGCTCATCGACATCCACCCGGACCGGGACGCCCGGGCCGAACGGCAGCCGCACCAGCACCTCCGCGCTCAGCCGCTCCAGCGCCGCGCCCGCCAGCCTCCCGTGCAGGGCCGGGAACGCTTCCAGGCACCCGCCGATGATCGCCTCGTCCACCGCGCAGAACACGCCAGTGCAGGATGCGGGCTCGCGGCCCCAGGTGCCGTCGTCGCGCTCGGCGCGGGACGCGGACGCGCACCACTGGCCCCGGGCGCAAACGCGGTCGCCGTGCGCTTGCTCCTGCTGCTGACGGTCTGGCCGGTAGCTGTCATGGTCACGGAAGGAAACCTCCCAGTAGTTACCCTGACGGCCCACCAGTCACCTCCGGCGCAGCAGTGATGGCACCAGTCATACCAGCAGGGAAGCAGTGACAGGAGGCAGGGACGGACCTTTGCGTGACAGCCCGGTCAGTCCTCGCGTAGTACGAGACGCACGGCCATCAGGATCTGGCCGAGGTAGTTCCTGGCGGGTTCGGCGACGCAGGCGGCGCGGTCACAGCGGCACTCGCCCCAGTAGTTGTCGTGCCAGGTGTTCCCCTCGACCAGCAGGGTGCCGCCAGTCCGGGCCAGCCGGTCAGCTAGCGCCGGGTTCTGCCAGAACTTCGCCATGACGACATCCGACATGACGCGCTTGCGTACGCGGTCCCAGTCTTCGATGAGCGCGACCTTCCGGCCTGCCGCCTTTGCGTCTGTCGCCGTGCGGCAGCGGGCGATAGCCATCCGCTCGCTGATATCCCCGGTCTTCTGCGCTTGGAAGGCGTGCTCTGCCGTGGGGTAGCTAAACCCGTCGTCAAGTACCACGGGTGACGGCGAGAAGTTGGACAGGAAGCGCCACTCCCCGGCGAACTCGCCGATGAGTGGCACCGGGCCGGATCCCGGACGGTGCGCAGGCTCGCTCACGTCGCTGATCCTCTCACCTTCGGTGACTGGTGCCGCGGGAACATGTCAGCGCCGCGCCATCTGGACCACGCTGCGGTTGCGCTTGGCCAGCCGCAGCGCCTCCCGCGCCTTGTCGGTGCTGACGTGCAGATCCCGCTTCACCCGGACCTGCGTCACGGCCGCGTCGCCGTGCGCTTCGAGCATCGCCGCGACGTACGGCTCAAGCTCGCTCCCGGACATGCTCCGGGACTTGCTCGCGGCGAGCCTGAGGACCGGCGCGGCACGTGCCCCGGGGCGAGGCTCCGGGCGTGCCTGAGGCGAGGCCCCGGGCACGGTGCCAGGCTCGCCGGGGGACGTGCCCCGGGCGATGCCGGCGACAGCTTCGGAATCGGCCTTCGCGGCGAGCGCGGGCAAGTTCAGCTCACGCAGCACCCACGTCCGCACGACGGCCTCCCAGCCGGACGTACGGCCGGCGCCGGCCCTCACGGTCACCTCGGTGCGCACCTCATCGGGCAGCCGCCCGGCGAGCACCTGGCGGCGCAGCAGGACCGGAACCTGCCAGCGCCACAGCCGCCCCCGCCGGTCACGGCACAGGTCGATGGCGTGCTGCCGCGCGTCGGCCAGCGCGGCAGCGAGGACGATGTCGTCCTCGCTGCGCGACAGCGACCGCACCGCGGCCTCCCCGGCCAGCAGCGGCAGGAAGAACGCGACCGTCACCACGCCGTGGCCGGTCATGCCCGGCAGGCTCCCTCGGGAGGCGTAGACATTCAGCAGCAGCGACGCGCCCGCGAACGGGTACGGCGCGGCGCGCAGCCACCCCATCGGCTTGCCCGCCCATTGCAGCAGCAGGTCCAGCAGGTACAAGACGATGAAGCTGCCCTCCGTCGCCGCTGGCACCGTCCACGCCCACCAGCCGAACGACGGGCGCACCAGCGAGGTGACGGTCAGGAACATGTCGGCGAAGAACAGCGGGGCCAGCAGCGCGCCGGCGGCGATGATGACAGCGCGCAGCACCCGCCACGCCGCCGGCCGGGTTCCCCGCGCATGTGAGGTCATGTCGCTCATCCTCCGGTGCCGCTGCGGATCAGCCTCGCGCCTGCGCCCTCGCGACTCTGCGCGCGGGCCTTCTCCAGGTTTGCCTGGTACCAGGCTCTTGTGGTCACGTCAGAGCCGGTGGCCGACGCGGAAGCCACCTGGGAGTCGCACGCTAGCCCACCATCCTCTGCCGTAGGTGTAGTACAGGTTCGGGTGCGCCCCGTGCGCCCGGTAGTGCCTCCGGTGCGAGCGCGCACCGCCGAGCAGGTGCGCCACGGCCAGGGTGACGACAGCGAGGGCAACGACGGCGATCATGGGAATGGCTCCTATCGGCTGCGGCGGGTGACGCCGCCAGACGGGCGGCGGGCGCGGTCACGCTGGGTGAGATCGGCGGGGTACGGGTAAGCCCGGTCACGCTCGGTTACGTCCGGGCGGTCACGCTCTGCGACATCTCGCGTCCTAGGATGTCCTGAATGTCCTAGCGTGTCCTGGTGGGAGGGCCGCCCGAAGGGCGCTGTGCCGGCCTCCCCACCTAGGCTGGCGGCGGGCTTGCGGCGTGGCCGTGACCCTTTGTCACCGCGCCGCAGCCGCTTACGGACCGTGGTGGCTACGCGCTGTGACCACCGTCGCCGCTGGGCCTGGGCCTGCGCTCTCGTCCCCCGGTAGCCGCCGTGCTTCACAGCCAGGGAAAACACCCAGTCTGTCCCGGTATAGCCGAAATGCTGCGCGACCTTCAGCAGGTTCTCGCCGCCGCGGAGCATGTCCCCCGCATCCCGGCCGACCTGCTCGACGCAGGGAACGCAGCGGCGCCCGGGGTTGCGCGTCCTGCCGCCGCACCGGGCGTGGTTGACGCAGTCATGGGCCGGCGGGGACACCGGCAGCGGGCCGCCGTTGTTGCGGACCTTGTCCGCGTGCTGGTCACGGCCGGTACCGCGGAACAGGTTGCCGCCGCGGGCGCGCGACTCCTCCTCGCTGCCGGGCCGCCACCGGTTGTTCCGGGGGTCGTCGTCGTAGTGCCGTGACTGCATGCCGTCGGGGCACGGGCCGGCGAAGGTCTCCAGCACGACCCTGTGCGCCTGGCGGGTCACCCGCCTGCCCTGGGCGTCCCAGTACTTCACCAGGACGTAGCCGTCCTTGCCGATAGTGGTCGCGATGGGCTGGCCCTTCAGGCGGCGCCCGGACGGTGACACGCGGTCGACGGACCGGAAGTTGCCGTCCCATGAGCATTCGTAACCGGGGCCGCCGGGGATGGCCTCCCAGCGCTCAGGCGTCGTGTCGCTCACCGGACCCTCGCTCTCTGCACCTCGTAGGCGCGCATCTCGGCCAGGTCGTACAGGTAGGCGTTGCCGCGGCGGACGCCGAGCGGCTTCGGGTGCTCGCTCTCGCGGGTGCTCGCCTTGCGGGCGGCGGCGAGCGTGCGGCGGATGACGCCGGCCGCGATCATCTCCTCCAGGGTCGCGCTGCCCGCCGGGTACAGAGGCTCGGGTCTGAGACTTTCTGAGAGTTCGCCCAGGTCAGAGCCGCCTGTAAGCATGGGTGCGGGTTCTGAGACAACCGGGACAGGGCTCATCCCGCCGATGCACGGCATGTCGTGGCGGGGGATCGCGACCGTACCTGCGGTGGCGAACGCGCGGGCCTCTTCCTCGGTGACGTAAGCCATCTGGAACTCGCGGACCGCTGAGCTGGTGACCAGCAGGTGACGCCCCAGGCGGCCGCTGGAGGCCGGGCGCGGATGGTCGTCGCCGACGAGCATCTTCCACGTTGACTCGGACGGGTCGTGGAACGCGAGCGCGCCCAGGTTCTCGCGGGCATCAGCGCCCGCGCCCGCGCCGGAGGTGGCCCTGACCGAGAGTCGCTGCCCGATCTGGCACTGGTTCAGGCGGACCTGGCGGCCGACGAAACTGATCTCGTCCATAGCCTCAGACGCCGGGGAGCGCTTCGGGTCGCCCTTGGCCCGGATGGCGCGCCACAGGGCGGCGATCCGGTTCTGGGTGGCATTCAGCTCCTCGGCGATGATGAAGATCCGGGGGCCGACATCGCCGGTTACATTGCCGCGGATGTCAGCCGAGGCGAGTGCGACCTTGTTGCGGCGCCCGGTCTCCTCCGCCAGCCACTCGCACATGTCATGGATCTCCTGCGGCGTGCCGGCGTAGGCGACGTTCGGCAGGCCCCGCGCCCACATGTGAGAGATGAGCTTGTAATCGAGGAAGACGAGCAGCGCGCCGTGATGGGCCATCTGCGCGGCCCACAGCCGCGCCAGCGCCGACTTGCCGTCCCCCGTGCGCATCGACACGCCGAGGTGCGGCGTCTCCCTGTCGACGCTGAGCCTGACGATGGCGCCCTTACGGCCGATGCCGGTGATGATCTCGTGCTGCTTCGCCTTACGGATCTCGGGCAGGATGTCGGCGAACATCACCGTCCGGGGCGGCGGCTGGGATCGCAGGAACGTGACCTGCGGTTTACGGCCCTGAAGGTCCCACTGCGCGTCCGGGTTCTCAATCGGCAGCTTGGAGGTGACGGCCCGCAGCACCTCGTCGCGGTCCTTGCCTGCGCCCGTGAACGCGGCCGGCAGCCCCAGGACGACCCTGCTGTAGTCCGGGGCGACCTCAAGCCGCGTCGGCGGCGCGCCGAGCGTGGGGGCGACGGCGACCCGGAGCGGGCGCACGTAGCGGGCGTGGTGCAGCGCCAGCGCGACGGGCCGGCTGCGCGCCGGGTGCTGGCCGAACTGCGCCAGCCTGCGCGCGGCGAGGACCGCCAGCACGACGGCCCCTGCGAGGGCTCCGCCGGCGACCGCTGCCACGGCCGGGCCGGGTGCCTCCAGCAGAAGCCACGCCAGCAGCGGCGCGCCGAGCGAGAAGCCGGCGCGGATCGCCGCGCGCCGCCGCCGCGGCCAGTGGTGCCAGGACACGGCGTGGCCGGTGACGTGCAGCACCTTGGTGCTCTTTCGCGCCCAGGTGGCGTTCGTCCGGTGGCGCCCGTCCATCGCGTGGCCCGACAGGAAGCGCCAGGTCATGACGTGCATGCCGTTGCGCCTGCCGCGGCCGGTCACCTCGGTGACCGCCCCGGACAGCGCCAGCAGGGCGACGGCACCCAGCGCGGCGAGCAGGAGGAAGGTCATGACCTGGCGCTTCCTGTGTCAGTGAGCGCGGTTCAGGCGCGGCAGGCGGATGCGGGACTGGCGGGGTGCGCGGGGCGGGCGGGTGATCTCCGATGGCAGCAGGACCCTGGTCTTGCCGGGCGCCGCGGTCATCGCCGGCGCGTCGGCCGGGACCTGGGCGCGTGTGGCCGCCCGCGCGGCGGTACGTCCCGCTGGCCGTGACGGGCGCGTGCCGTCAGGCTTGCGCTCGTACTCGGGACCGCCGGGCAGCTCCGTGCTGTGACCGGGACCGGCAGGTGCCGTCGCGGCCCGCGCGCGTTCCGGCACCGGGGTGCCCTCACGGCCCGCGCGGGCGTCTCGCGCGCGCTGCCTCAGGTCACGGCCCCGCAGTACCGCACCGGGCTGGCGCGGCGCGGGCGCACGGCCTGCGGCGATGAAGTCGGCGGAGTGATCGCGGGCCCGCTCGTGCTCGCTGCGCTGCGGTTCCCGGCCGCGCAGCGCGCCGGCGCGGGCGTGCTGCGGCGCGACGGCCTCGCGGGCGGCGCGGTTGTGCTCCAGGGCGTGCGCCGCGAACATGCGCCTGTCGTGGAACGGCGGGTGGTCGCAGCCGTGGCACTCCATCGGGCGGCCGTACCGGACGCGGCGCCACATGGCCGTGGCGCGCTTGCGGGCCGGCACGGCGGGCCGCCCGCCGCTGCGGCGGGCAAGGATCTTCTGTATCTCCTTGTGGGCGGCGAGCCTCACCGAGTGGAACGGCGAGCGAAGCGACTGGATCGCGCGGTTCAGCCGCCAGCGGTCGGCGAGAGGCAGGGGCTTGTAGCCGGGGTCTGACTTGGCCATCGCGTGCTCTCCTCGGTCGGTGCAGGGTTACGGTCGGTGATCGCGGGCGGCGCGGGTTCCGCTGGCACGGGGATGGCGTCACGGCGCGGGGCCTCGATCGCCTGCGGCTGGCGCTGAGCGGGCGGCGGGGCGGTCCAGCCGGCCGGGGCGCGCTGGTAGCCGGGACGCTCCCACGCGGGCGCCAGGCGCACCAGCAGCGGCCGGGCACTGCGGTGCAGCAGGACCGCCTGCCACGGCCGGAGGGTCCGGATCTGCTCCGGGGGGAACAGCCGCTCCTGCCTAGGCTGGCGGGTCTTCCCGCCGTCCGGGCCGCGGACGTGCTCCCAGGAATCCCGGTGGCCGCATACCGCGGACAGGGCCTCCAGCTCGGCGTGGTCGGTCCGGCCGCCGAGCACGAGCTGCACCGAGGCGTTGTCGCGGATCACCTTCGCGCCGGACTCACCCCAGCAGGACACGAGCTGGGCGGGGGACTGGACGCCGGTCACGATCGTGATCCCGTGGCCGCCGGCCTCGGCGGACCAGCGGTCCAGCGGGATCCGGCAGGTGATCGCGGGCTCGTCGGCGACCAGGGACAGCGGCGGGTCGAGCCGGCCGCCGGGCATCACCGACGCCAGCCGCTTGGCGGTGTCCCACACGTGCGCGGTCAGGGCGGCGAAGTACGGCGCCACCGAAGAATGGGGCCGGTCGGTGGCGATCAGGTACAGGGTCCCGGAGCCCAGCAGGAAATCCACCGCGTCGAACCCGTCGCCGTCCGGGCAGGCGATGGCGGCCATCACCGGGTCGGCCATCCACGACAGCGCGCCCGACGCCGCCGCGGCGATGCCGTCGAGCTGCTCGCCGTCGCCGGATGTCATCGCCGCCAGCTCGTGTGCCCACCCGGCCGCGGCGTCCGGGCCGGCGAGGATGGCAGCGGGCTCGGGGGAGCGGGGGTCGCGCGCCCACCGTGCCGCCTCGTGCATCGTCGCCCCGGCGAGCGCCGCGGCGTGCATCATCAGGCGCAGCAGGTCCGCGCCGCGGGCGTCCCACCATGCGTCCTTGCCGCCCTTGTCGGACGGCGCGGCGGCCATCAGGTACCCGGCGCGCTCGATCGCGACCGCCGGATGCTCGCAGCCTTCCAGCGGCGACCACGTCAGTGTGGTGGGGATGCAGCCGTCACCGCCGGGGTTCAGGGTGATGACCTGGCCTCTGCCGGCGCGGGCGATGACGGTGTGAGCGTAGACATCAACCCTGGTGGAGGTCGTGACCGCCGCGCCGGGAGCGTCCAGGATCACCCCGGACATCCACCCGGTCTTGCCAGACCTCGGCGGCGCGTACAGAAGGTAGAAGTCCTCGTGACTGCCCATCAGCGTGCGGGCAGGCTTGCCGCCCTTGCCGATGATGACCCCGGCCTCGGCCGGGGTCAGGCCCCTGGTGCTGCCGCCGGCCGAGGGACGGGTCACCTTCGCCCGCTTGCGCGCGGCGGCGACCGACAGGCTGGCGCGGACCTCCGACGCGGACGCGGTGCCCTGGTAGGCGCGCCTGCGCCGCTCGGCTGCCTTCCCGCCAGAGCGGCGCACGCGGATGGCGTCCAGGCCGTCACGGCCGCGCAGCGCGACGATGCCGCCCGCGGTCATCCAGGCGTACGGGACCGGGGGGAGCACGTGGGCGTACTGGATGACGGCAGCGGCGGTGAGAAGGGCAGCGGGCCGGCCGGCGGACCTGAGCGCGGCGCGGGCCTGCCTAGCGGGCTCGGGCTTCCTGATCTTCACCGTGACCGCCCCCGCCTCGGCCGCGCCCGAGGCCAGTCCACGCGCATCGCGATCCCGCTGCGCTCCCATGCCGTGTCGCCGCGCTCGCAATTGCACGGACCCTCGGTGCGCGGGTTCGCCGGATGGTCAGGCTTGGTGTTGGTATAGAGACTGCGGCGGTAGTCCTCGCGGTCGTAAAGGTCCAGGTAGCGGCGGGTCTCCTCGCTGATGCCTGCCTGCTGCTCGTACCTGCCCTTGCTCACCGTGACCTCCCGCGCTTCTGCTGGCGAACCCCGGGATCACGGGCACCTTCCTGCGGGGGCGCGGTCACGGTGAGCCGGTAGCCGCGGGGTCCGGGCTCGGCGCGGATGAGGCCGGCGCGGATGGCACGGTCCACGGCCTGGTAACCGTATTTCAGCGACCCGTGCGGGCCTGCCGCCCGCGCGGGGACGATCTTGGGGCAGCCTGGCGCGGCGGCGACGGCGGCGACGGCGGCCTTCATGGCCGGCCCGGCGCGGCTCCGCGATCGTGCCCGTCCCCTCGGGAAGACGCTCACCGTGACCTCCTCAGGCGCGCCGGCGCCCACCCGGGCAGCCGCTCCACGGTCACCCGGAGGTCGGGGTTGCGTGCCGCTGCGGCCAGGCGCGCGGCCAGGTCGACCAGGCCGTGGCACTCGCGGAAACCGGGCGAGCCGAACGTCAGCGGGTTGACCCGGCTGCCGCTCGCGCTGGTCACGGTGACGATGTGGGTGAGGCTGCTCATCGTGACCTCCTGCGCGCCGGGGCGCTGCGGCAGGCATCCGGGCCGTGCTCCCAGGCGGCGGACGGCGCGGGCCGGCGCTCGCGCTGCGGGATCGTGCCATGCTCACGCAGCCGGGCGAACGCCGCGTCCCGCCGGCGGTAGACCTCACCGTCATCGCGGCGGGGCCTGCCGGTCGCCGGGTTAATCCGGTTCCGGTACACCGGCAGCGACGAGCGCAGCCGGCGGGTGCGGCGCTCCAGGACGAAGCCCTTACCGGTCTCCAGGTACCGGCGGCGACGGTAGTTGCCGACGCCCTCGGGGAAGGCGCGGGACCAGACGGGAAGCTTCACCGTGACCTCCCTCTCGGGCGGGAGAAAAAGGCCGAGACGATCTCCTTGCGAAGAACCGCGGGGCGGTCATCGGGCAGGTCCGCAGTCGCCCTGATCGCCCGGCTGAACGCCCCGTCCTCGGGAAACTCGCGCGCCAGCCGGTCAATCTCGGCGTCACGCCCGGCGCCGGCCAGTTCGGGGTTGCTCATCGCTGCTCGCCGTCCTTGATTGCCCTGAGCACCGGCACGCCCTCAGGCTGCGCCGTGCCGTGGAAATGGAAGTGCACGTGCTGTGCGGGTGCCGCGATCTGCGGGCGCTGCGGGCCTGCGCGCAAGCGCTGCTCGCTGCGGTATGCCGCGACCTGCTCGGGCAGCGGGGGCAACTGCCGGCCGTGCCTGCGCCACACCACCACGACGGCAGCGGCAGCGGCGGCAACGACGGCCGCTACGCAGGCGAGCACGATCTCCGCCAGCGAGGTCAGCGCGGCGGCGAGGGTGGTGAGCGCTCCCGAGCCGGCCAGCAGCACGGCGGCGATGACGGCTACCGGCACCAGGGCGCTGCCGCCGGTTCCGGTCGTTTTCCAGGTCCCGTTCACGAGCCGTCCTTTCCCGCGCCGAAGATGACCGCGAGCAGCCGGCGGCGTTCCCGCGTCCCGTGGCAGGCGGGGCAGCGGCCGTACGCCCGGTCAGTCGAGCCGGGGTTACGGCCGGCCCGGCGGCGGCAGAACGGGCACGGCGCGTAGGGCCGGCGGCGGGCGTCCCAGCGCAGGACGAAGAACGCCGGGACGCTCATGGCGGCCAGGACGATGCCGGCCTCGCCGCTCATGCCGGTGCCTCAGCGCGCCACTGGCGCCCGAACTCGCGGATGTCCACCGACCGGCCCGAGCCGATCGCCGTCAGGAGATCGGCGACGAAGGCAGCGGGGAACCGGTACGCCGAGCGCGCGCGGTGGCCGGGGATGTCACCGTCCGCGAACATGCGGATGATCGTCACCGGGGATACGCGCAGCGTGGCGGCTGCCTCCGCTGCCGTGAGCCATGTGCCGTCCGGAGCGACTGCCTGAGCTGTCATCCGTGATCCTTTGCTGTACGCGCTAAGGCTTCTGTAGCTACAGTAACACTCACCCGGCCCCGGTCAAGCCTTCGTCCAGGCTCGCCCTGTCGGGCGCAGGCCCTTCTCCTGTACTGTGCTGTTTGTACGTACCGAACAGCCATAAGGGGCACCGATGCGCGAGCCGCACCTGCACGAGACGGTCGCGGCCGTCCTGCGGGACGCGATCAGGAGCGGGAAGCTCGCGCCCGGCGGCGATGTGCCCGCCGAGGAGGAGCTTGCCCGCGAGCACGGAGTGAGCCGCGACACGGTACGGCGGGCGATCGGCACCCTCGAACGCGAGGGACTGCTCACCGCCGGTCACGGCCGCGCGGGGCGCAGGGTGCAGACACGCGACGTGCTCACCTTCTGGGGATCGCGCAGCGAGTCGATCGCCCGCGCCGGCGAGCGGGAGCGCGCTGGCGTGGACGCCTGGGTGGCGGACTGCGCCGAGCAGGGCCACGAAGGCACGCAGTCAATCGCCGTGGCGGTCGAGCACCCGGATCCCGCCATGATCAGGCGCCTGGGGCTGGCACCCGGAGAGGCCGTCGTAGTGCGCAAGCGCGTCCGCTACCTCGACGGCCGGCCGAGCAACATCAGCGACACGTACTACCCGCACTCGATCGCCGGGGACACGCCCATCATGCATCCCGCCGACGTGACCCAGGGCATCGTCCAGCTCATGCTGGACATGGGCCACCGGCAGGTCCGTTACGACGACGAGCTGGAGACCCGCATGCCGGCTCCGGACGAGGTAGAGGCCCTCCGCATCCCGCCGGGCTGGCCCGTGCTGGTGCAGACCCGCACCGGCTTCACCGCCGAGCGCCCGGTGAAAGTGAGCATCACCATCTGGCCGGGGGACCGGGCGCGCCTGGTCTACGAGCTGCCAGCATGATCCTCACCCGCGCCACGGCCGCCGACCTGCCGGAAGTGCTGGCCCTGCTCAACGATGCCGCCGCAAGGCTGCACGCCCGCGGCATCAGCCAGTGGCCGCGCCAGTTCGGCCAGGACCGGATAGGCCCGATGGTCGGGCGCGGTGACGTGCTGCTCGTGCGTGACGGCGGCATCCCGGCCGCGACGGCAGCGGTGACGGCGGCCGGCGACCCGGACTTCTGGACCGCGCGCGAGCTGGCCGAGCCCGCGTCGTACGTGTCCAAGGCCGCCCGGGCCGGCGGTTACGCCGGTCTCGGGGAGATGCTTCTGCGGTGGATCACCGACGCAGCCGACGCCAGGGGCGACCGGTGGGTCCGCCTCGATGCCTGGCGGGACAATCCCGGCCTGCACGCCTACTACGCGCGACGGCGATGGCAGCACGTGCGCACGGTGCCCGCGCCGCACCGTAACTCGGGGGCGCTGTTCCAGCGGCTGGCGCTGCCGGACCCGCCGGCGCGGGCAGCGTTCACCTCGGATGCCGGCCTGCCGCCCCAGCCCGCTCCCGCGCGGCAGCCGGTGGTGATCCGCACGGCGATGGGCGTCGCTTACTCGCCGTCTGACCACGGGGTAGCGTGAGTCGCACCAGTACGAGGCGCCTGGCGGGAGAAGCCGTGAGCCGCACCCGCATAGAGATCGACCTCAACGTCCGGGTGCGCGGCGGCCAGGCTTTCGCCGGCTACGAGGACACCGACGGCGCGGTGGCAGCCGGGGATGCGGTGGTGACGGAGGTCGACCGGGAACGCCGCCTGATCTTTCTCGCCGTGGACTGGCAGTCGCTCCGGGAGGAGTCCTAGCTGCTACGGTCGGTACCACGACCAGATCATCCGCGTAAGACGCACGGCTACTTACGGACTTACGGAGGACCGATGACGGCGCCAGCCGAGCGCAGCAGAACAGGGAGCCCTGGCGTCACCGCGCCGGGTCTTTCTGCTGTCAGCCGTCGCCCCGGCAGAGGGCATCCCACGCCTGGCAGGTAAGGCACCCGGTGCCGGCGCACTGGTCAGCGTGCAGCTCGGCCGTGTACAGGCCGGCCACGGCTCGCTTGCGGGCGCGCCGTCCGCTGCGTAACGCGGCGGCTAAACGCGAGTACCAGGGGAGGCTGGGGGAGGCTGCGGCGTGGCGGGGCATGGCGCGATCCTAGCGCCCGGATGGGCGCCCGCTAGGCTGATCCCGTGTGGTGCGACAGCTTCGACGCTGACTTGCTGAAGGTAGTACCCGGCGCGGCGGAAGCCCTGGGCGAGACTGCCGGCCTCGAGCTGACGACCTTTAGCAGGACGACCGGCGGGAAGATCAATGCGCCGTCGTGCTGGCACGCGGACGCGGGGCTCGCGTCGTTCTTCTGGACCGGCCCGCAGCACAAGCCTGGTCCCTTCTACTACACGAACCAGCCGGAGGCGGCATGCACGTTCCTGGAGGCCGTCCGCGATGAGTGGGTCCACTCGGCGGTCGTGGTCGTCGACGGCTGGGTGGTGTGGTGTCCTCCGGTGCGGCTGATGGAGCGGCTGATGTATGACCTGCGGGGGTGGACAGTGCTGGACGGCGGCGAGCGGGAGAAGATCCGGGGCGATGTGCTCGCTTCGCTGAGGAGCGCGGCTATGCGGGTTGCCCGGATCCCGGCAGGTAGATAATACCTGCCCCTGGGTCACTTCCCCGAGCGCGTGCTCTACTGGACCGCATGGGCGTCTCGGTGTTCGCGTCCGGTGCCAGGCCCTCTCGCTGCCGGTACGGGCACGAGTGGGGGCCGGGCAGGATCCTTGTCGGGTGGACGCCGTGCGACTGCCCGGCGGCGATGGCGAACCCTGGCGGCCAGGGCCACCACTACGTCAGGTGTGATCCTCCGGCGGCCCGGTGCCCGCAAGTCTGGTATGACCCGCCGTGCCGCGCTACCGTGGGGTGAGTCCCCGCGCCGGCTCCATCGGGGAAGAGTGCCTTGCTGACACTCGGCATTTCCGGCGCGGGGCTTTTTTCTTGCCGGATGCGCTTGACAGGGCGGGCTCCATTCGGGCACTATTAGGTGTGTCAGCAAGGCACCGCCCGAAGGAGCAAAAGATGACCGAGATCGTCCCCGGAACCTACGAGGTCCGGTTCGCCGGCCCGCGCCTGTCCGACAAGCGCTTCCGCGACGCGCTGGACATGATCAAGAATACCGGCGCCGCATACGACCAGGGCACCCGCAAGTGGACCGTCACCCTCACGCAGCCCGAGACGCAGATCACACGTGCGGCGCCTGCATCGACGGCGTGCCGGTCTTCTCATACGACTGTGCCTCCGACGGGACCTGCAAGCGCTGCGGCGGCACCCTGGAAGTCACCGTCACGCCGGAGATGGCCGGCGCGGACGAGCTGTACTGGCTGGAGCGCAGTTACGACGCCGAGGTCACCAGGACCGGCTGAGCCATCGGCATGCTGGGCGCCGTGGCACCTGGAGCCGGTCACCGAACGCGAGAACCTGCGGCGAGCCGGCAGGACGACTCGTGCCCGCACAGCTACCCGCTGACCAACCGGCGCGCTAAGACCAGTCCCCGCCACGACGGCGGGCGAAAGGAGCAAGTGACATGAGTACCACGAAGACCTTTGAATGCGCATTCTGCGGCCACGCTGGTGAGCTTGTGACAGCCCGGCGGCTCGGGTGGACTGGAGCCGTGCGCCCGACCGGCGAGGACGTCGCTGACGCGGAGCGGCTGGGCATCCTGACGATATGCCGGGATGATGCCGCCTGCGCGGGCAGGTACATCGTCAGGTACGTCTTGGAGCACCCGGGGTGCTCCAAGTGGGACCTCGCGAAGCACCTTGATCCCGCGTACGCCGCTCCGGAGGGCTACCGCGCGGTCAATGACGCGATGCTGGCCGGGCTGATCGAGGCGCAGCCCGGCCAGCACGTCGGGGAGACGCTGCACGTCAGCACGTCCGCTAGCTGCCGCGCCGGGGACTGCGAGGCGGCGGCGGTAACGGGATGCGCTGGCTGCTTGCAGCGGTACTGCGCGGACCACGTGACGGACAGGCTGGGACGGGTCGAGTGCCTGGACTGTGACCGGCTTAGGTACCGGCAGCCGTCCTGGACGCGCTGACGCGGCTCGCCGCATCGCTAAGACGCCCCGTGCCGGTTACTTCCCCCGGCACGGGGCGCAGGGCGAGGACCACGGCCCGCGCCGGCATTCCGAGAGTTACCGGCGCGTTGCTGTTTAAGCGGCCGATAAGAGAGAGGCTGACCAGATGCCAAGACCATCCATGCCCCCCGGGCTGACGATGACCGTGTACAGGTACGCGGTCAAGGGCGA